GTGGCCAGCAGTCGTGCCAGATTGCCTTTGATTGCTTGGTTGGTCATGGCGTCTCTTGCGTTGATGCATATAGTATATACAAAAAAAGAGGGTCCGAAGACCCCCCTTATGCCGCTTCTTGGATTGTCTCTCGGACGACCGAGTAGTTCTTGACCTTCTCACACATGAGTGTTCTATCGAACTTACCGTCAAGATTTTCTTTATGACTGATGACATACACGTTAGTGTCATCATCAAAGTTACGAAGGATCCATCCCAGTTCACCCGTACCATTCTGATCTAGTGAACCATCAAAGATCTCATCTAGAATGAGGATGTTAGTATCGACACTATTCTTAAGTTTAGCGACAGCACGCCAAGTAAGCAACAGAGCGATATCAATACGAGCTTTCTCTCCTTCAGAGAAGGATTCGTAAGAGAACGTGTCTCTGAATCGGGACTTGATTGTTTCTTCAAAGTTCTCGTCCAGTGCAAAGTTGACATAGAAGTCCATATTCTGAAGGTACTGGTTGATGAGTTTGTTCATCACGGGAAGATATCTCTTGATGATCCTGGTCTTGATTCCATTATCTTTCAAGAGTTGTGACGCTGCGAGAAGTGTGTCACGTTCTTCTTTGATCTCGGAGATCTGCTTCTTCAGTTTCAGGTATTCTTCCTGCAAGTATTTTAACTTCTCGTCCGCTTCTGAAGAATCAGATTTATCATTTCTTAATAATTCAATCTGGTCCATCAGATCTTTGACCTGCATCTGGATACGAGTGATGGTGGAGTTTGCAATGGCAATGTCGGAATTTACTCGGTTGAGTTCCTTACTGGCCTTGACAAACTTCATCTCTTTCTCTTCTTCCTCTTCAATATTACAACGAAGTTCTTCTACTGCTAGCACCAACTCTTTCACATGAGAATTGATGATGCCAGTCTTTTCTTCTTTCAGTTCCTCCGTAATTGATTGACTACATGTAGGACATGTGTCATTCTTTGTGAAAAACTCGTGTTGTTTTTTATGAGTAGAAAACTTGTTTTGCAGTTTTCCACGTAAAGTGTTTAACTTCTTCAGTTTTTGTTGAGAAAACGTATTGTTCTCAACTTCTTCACAATATTTTTTACTTTCAACGTTAAGGTTGTTTACGATATCAACAGTTTTTTCTTCTTCTGCTAACAAAGTAGCGATCGATGTTTGTTTCTCAACAATAGACTCTTCGTTTTTCTGATTGATCTGATCAATAAACTGCTGTTGCATCCGAATCTTTTCTTCGGATAGGTTGGCCTGATAGTCAATGTCCTTCATTTCATCCGTGGACATCTTCACCTTGTCTTTCAGCACTGTGTTCATCACAGAGAAGATCTGAATGTCAAGGATGTCTTCGATGATGTCTCTCCTCTGTGATATGGGGAGACGCATGAAGGGAACGAAGGTACTACTTCCTAGTACCACGATCTGTGTGAACGATTTGTAGTTCATCTTGAGGATGTTAGTCTCAAGTTGCTTCTGATAATCGTTAGTTGTGCTGGCCTGGTCAAGCATCTGACCGTTCTGGTAGATCTCAAAGACACCAGGCTTGATACCACGCACGACTTTGAAGTCGTTCTTTGCAATACTAAACTCGATCTCAACCATGCAATCCTTCTGATTGATGCTATTCACCAGCATCGGTTTGTTGATCTTGCGAAATGGTTTCCCGAAAAGGGAGAAGGTCAGTGCATCTAGAATGGTAGACTTGCCTGCACCATTAGCACCAATAATTAGATTTGTTTTTGAGGCAAGCAAGTCAATTTCGGTGAATACGTTTCCTGTGGACAGGAAGTTTTTCCAACGAAGTTTCTTAAAGACAATCATTCTAGGTCAACTGGCGGGATAATAAAATCATCAACGGTTATTATAGCATACCTGTGGTTCCTTTGCTCACAGGCCGCAATAATAAGTTCCTTCTCTATTTCAACTAACTGTAGTTCTGGTCCCTCTTCATCTTCTATAAGTTGGAGGGCATAACGCTCTGCATCATCTTGATTCTCAAAGATCGGAATAATCTGATCTCCGCTCATACGATCAATAAGAGAGAACACACCTTCAGGTTGTTCAGTAAGAGTCAAGATGTACGTAGCGTCATTCATACCATCTCACAGCTTTCAATATATAGGTTCCTCATGAGTTTCTTGAGTGACGTTTTGTCTACGGCAATCTCTACCTCATCAATATATTCATTGAGAAGAGTGAGAGTATCCTTGACTTCGATGTCAACATCTTCAGTCTCATCCTCATTTACAAGAGTCTCTACAACTTTGATATCATGTACGCCAGCAGCATACAGAGAATCAATCATTGTTTCAAATTTGTAGTAGTCTCTCTTCTCCTCAACAACAACTTTGACAAATGTATCTTTGTACTGGGTGTAGTCTAGAACCATGTCTTTATCTACATCATTGTAGTAGACCTTTTTGAAGATCTCGTATGGATTCTTGACTCTAGTCAGTCTATTTGTCTTGGGTTGCCACAGATGGAATCCTCTCTCATCAGCATAATCGTTCCAGAACATCTGGTAAGGATTGCCAAGGTATGTGATGTTACCCCTGCTTGACTTATGGTGGTAGTGACCAGAGAAGACTTGTTTGAAGTCTTTGTAGATCTTGGGGTCCATACCGTGCTCCATCTTTAGGCCAGGAGTCACTTCAAATCCGTCAAGTTCAAGGTGTCCCATGACGATTTTCGCATCTGTATTTTTGAGATGTTCCAGCGTGTCCGCTTCGTTCTCCCTGTTGATCCAAGGGACAAAACAAACTCTCGTACCCTCAATCCAAACAGTAGTAGCCTCATCATAGACACGTATATTGTCATAGTCACCTAGCAATAGATCGGGAGAATTGATAACGTTCGTGTTCTTGTAGTACACACAGTGGTTACCCAGGATTGTATGAACCGTGACACCCATATCCGCCAGGCGATCAAAGTAGTGAGTACGAACTCGGTTCCAGACATTGAAGTCAATGCCTTTACGGTTGTCAAATGTATCACCCAGGTCGATGATCTCTGTGATTCCTTTCTTCTCTAGCGTAGGGAAGAAGACATCATCATAGAATTTTTGGAAGTAGTTCCAGAATGCCAGACTGCCCTTACGACCATCAAGGTGTTGATCAGTAATAAGTGCTACAGTCATCGGTTCATTCTTGTCTCAATGTTTTCTTTAATACTACCCATGTCAGAGTAAGAAGCATTCATGCCTGCCATGTCACCCTCATAGGTCTCTGTATACATGACTTCTTGGTGGCCTGATCTCTCAAGGATCTTGCTCTTAATTTCTAGTTGACGCTTCTCTTTCTGAATTCTACGGAGGAAAGCATAGTAGATGATCTGGGTGAAATAAGCAAAAGGGTTAGAAGACTTTTCTGGATTGAAGTTATCAATATACTGTAGGCAGTTCTCAATGCCATCACAGATCATGTCCTCACGGAACATGTAGTTGACGAAGTTTGGTTTGTATGATAAGTGTGTAGCAATCTTTAGGAAACACTCTCCAATATAATTTGGTACGAGTGGTTTCGATTTACCTTTCTTTTCGGCAAGCTCGACCTTACGTTTATATTCCACGATTGCTTCGAGGAACTCTTTGTTATTAACGTAGTATTCAGTCTTTGCCTTTGCCATCTAGTTGCTATTTGCTGACAACAGTATAACTCGATTCTGTAATTCTGTCAATAGCTTGACAAGACACCTAAAACCTAATAGAATAACTCTGTAAGGGTTCAAGAGACATACTAGCTTTTATTAAATAGATACTCTAATTTCTTTTTAGTCTCTTCTACAGATCCAATGTAACCCATCTCTCTTGAGAGAGACTTCTTACCATCTGTAGTGTCATCCTCAAGTGCGTTGAGACTTAATACGTAATAGGCCTCTATTCTTTCATCAAGTTCAGAGATAGTTAGAACCTGATTCATTTCAATAATGAACATCTCGTCATAACTAGATGCGACCCATTCCCTTAATGAGAATCCCTCAACAACTTTACCTGATTTCTTTTGAGTCACCTTGTCAACCAGGAGAGGTTTGTCTAACAATAAAGAATCCTCATCTGTCAAGTAGCAAACTTTTGAAATGAGTTCCTCTCCTGAAGCAAGTTTTATGGTTGCATAAAATTCTTCTTCCATGCTTATCTTAAATCTACTTTTATAGTTTCATATTTAAAGTTTTCTTCCTGGTAAATTGCAATCCTCTCATAGAGGTGTTTAAGTGTGTAATTCTCTCGACGACCAGAGATGTCGTCTGCAATATCATAGAGAGTAGCGATGTCTTTCCCTTCTCCCTTCCTCAATACACGACCTATGCTCTGTAGGTTACGTACTCTTGATTTAGAAGGTGATGCGAAGATGATGTTGTGCAGTCTCTTGATATTAATACCAGTGCTGAATGTTCCATAAGAAGCAATGATCACTGCATTGTCTTCTTTTTCTGTAATGATCCTGACGGCCTCACGATCCTCAATGTCAGTGCCACCGTGGACAAAGAATACTTTACGGTCATTACCAACACTGTTATTTATCAGTTCGTAAAGAGGTTCACCATGCTTCTCGACATAGTTGAATAGCACCAGTGTGTTACCACTGATGTCACTGACTAAATTCTTGATGAGGTTGTTTCTCTTTTGATGAGTTACAATGTATTCCATTTCAGAATGGAAGTCTGCAAAGTGCTGATACTCATGCTTACACACCAGGACTTTAATCCTGAAGTTTGATAGATAACCTTTCTTGATAAGATCATCAGTCTTTGTAACTTTCTCACAGGCCCCAAACAATCCTTCTAGCACCCACTTGTGAGTCTTACTTCCGTCAAGCGTTCCAGTAAATCCAAAACGATACTTGGCGTTATGAAGTTTGGTCATGATACCAGTCAGACTCTTTGACTTAAATAGGTGTGCTTCATCACCGATAACACAGTCAATGTCATCGAAGTATCTTTTGGGAAATTTATAGATTGATTGCCAGGTCGAGATGATAACTGGTTTATCAGTATTCTTATCTTTGCCCGAATAAATGGTATGGCAATAATCGTCTGCTCCCCATCCATAGTCTTTGAAGTCCTTAATCATCTGCTCTACTAGTGAAGTAGTAGGAACTACGAGCAGAATCTTTTTACCTGTCGCAACATAGTACCTCACGATACTATAGATCATAAGTGATTTACCTGATCCTGTCGGTGACAGAAATAACCCTCTGTTGTTTTTGAGAGCCTGATAAACAGTGTTGTATTGATAGTCCCTTGGTTTATATTTAGAGATCTTATCCATGAAGACCTTGACACCACCAGGAGATACCAACTGGTTTGGTTCCTCTACGTCACCATACCAGTCGTTACTCTCATACTTAATCTGATACCTGCGTTCCTTACACCACTCTTTGAGATGTGGCAGTAGGCCGTTATACAGTTCTCCTGTAGCAGGAGAGTACAGGTGGATCATTCCATCCCAATATCTAAAGCGTGGTTGTCTCTTTAAGAACTTTGCTTCTGGTAGCTCAAAAGAAAAATAGTCTGCTAACTCCCTGTGAACATGTGGTTCTGAATTGACGGTCAGGTAAACTTCATTCTTCTTCTTGACGACGATGTTAGACATCACGCACTCCCGTTAATAAATTTTTCCCATTCAATAGCACTCTTGATAGCAAAACCTCGGTTAGAGATCTGGCGCATCACTTGGTCTAGGTAGTACAACATTTGGTCAATGAACTTGACCTTTGCTTCTAGGTTGATAATTTCGTCATCTGATTCCAGATAGACTTTCATCTTTTCGGAAGTCTTGATACTTGCCCCAAACGGTTTCTCGGCGTAAACTCTCGCATCAGCTTCACCGCCGTAGTATTCTCGTTTGTCTTTTACAAGTCTGCGAACCTCAAACTCTAAAGAGGTTTTAATTTGTGAGAGGTCTGTGTAATGGTTTAAGTATTTATTGTGCTGGAAAGGGATCTCTAGCGCAAGTTTGGCAAGATCCTCTGTGTATTCCTTGTTCTTAAACTGAAAGTCAATCTGTGTATCTTGAGCCCACTCTTCCTTGATCTTCTGGAAGCGATTATGTAGTTGGTCAAATTTCATAAAATCCTGAAGTTCTTATCACGTAAAGTATAGCGTGTATACTTGAAGGTAACATTGGCAGTGAAGAAGTCGATGTCATTTACAGTTGCATCGAATGCTAATTCTGTGAGTGAGACTGGAAACAATCTCTCAAAGTCAATAAAGAAGTTAGCGTTGTGGTTTGAAGTGGAGATTTGTAGTTGGCCTGCAGAATATCCGTTACCTTCTACATCACCATCTGTTTCTGCGTTTCCATTATCGCGGATCCAATTCCAGATGGAAGCATAGTTCACCATGTCTTCATCAACGATGAAACGAAGTTGAAGATCACCGTAACTTACACCACCACCTGCAATGATTGGATACTCCCTGAACCTTGTAGGAACTTGCGTTGCCTGCATGGTGACATCAGGGAGATTGACTGCCTGGCACAAGAAATCTACAGCAGCAAATCTTTCAAGCTTTAACTTGAAACCTACTGGTGTCAGGTAGTTTCTATTTACTAACTGTTCCTTGTACCAATCGGCAGACATGTCAACTTCCCAAGCTACTACTATTTAGCAGTCGTTGAAAACCTGTCCTACCTGCGATCCTAGGGATGATCCTGCTTTCTGGCCCAGGAGTAATGCCCAACCACCTGCTAGCCAACCAACGTAGGGGATGCTAGAGACTACAGGGACAGCAACGCCAGCGGCGATAGCACTACCTGCCATTGCACCTTGAGATCGTGCTCCAGCGTCCGCCGCGATACACTCGGCGCTTTGGGCATTCGACTTTCCCTCGGTGGTGTCCGCCACGCCTCCTATGTTACGAGTGCCGTCCATAGTATATTGGTCACGACGATATTCGATACGCTCTTCTGTACCACCACCAAGGAATCCTTTCTTGTGTTTGTTGAGATCGAGAGATCTTTCTGACTCAAGGATAGCGGGATCGTTTGCTTTGTATTGAATTTTATATCCTGAAGGCCCTGCCTCAATAGTATATGAGGAGTAGTCACCACGGGGAATGTTGATGGTGGGAACTTGAGGAACTTCTGGTTCTGCTTTTCTATCGATTAGATATCCAAGCAATCCAAGATGTGAAATAGCAAACAATGCACCAACGGTGCTGATCAAAATCTTGAATGTAGAAGGTTTTTTTACTTCTGGTTCTTTTGCTGCCTGTGCGGCTTGTGCTTCGCGCTCTGCTGCTGTTGCCATGATTGTAGACATGATACGAGCCACAATTATTTAGACAAAAAAAGAGGTCCCTTTCGGGACCCCTGTGGAAAACCTGAAGTGATGGATCACATGAGGTTGATAACTTGTACTCTTCTGTAGTACATGTTTGCATTTGCGGTGAGGGATTCGCCATCGGGGGTGCCGTTGTATGCACCGTTGGTGGTGACGAATGGGTTGCTGACCATGCCGTAACGAGTCTTGAAACCAATTTTTGGTTGGAAGGTGTTAGGATCGATCGAGCGAACCATCTGGAGGGGTACGTATGGGCAGTAGAAGAGACCTGCATCATAAGGGGAAGTACCCTTATAACCGATAACATAGTAGTGCTTATCGGAGAGGTTTGCTGCGTAAGGATCAACGTAGACCTTGATGCGACCGTTGATAGTACCGACTGAAAGGTTACCAGTGTCATCAACCTGACCGATGGAAGGACCACCAGCGCCATTGAGGCCAGAGGAGTAGTCGAGTACGCCTGCCATTGCAAGTGCAGAAGCAACGTCAGCGGAGCAGATCAAGAAGTTGCCCTTTCCTCTACGAGTCTCTTGTGCGATTGCGTTAGCATCGCGCTCGATTTGGAAGAGAAGTCCCTTGAATTTCTCAACAGACCAGCGACCGTTGGAGTCAACGTCGAGGTCAAATACGCCAGGGGTTGCTACGTTGTTTTGAGCACCTTTCTTCGCAACGCTGTATACGGTACGAACGACTTCACGGTTGATCTCTGCGAGAACTTCGCTGGACAGGATGTTAGCGAGTTCTTGCTCTGCATCGAGGCCATGGATCGCCTTGAGGTCTTGTGCCAGTTCCAGGGTGTACTCTGCTTTGAGTGCTCTGGACTTCGCGGTGACCGAGGTCTTCTCGATGCTGAAGGACATTTCGCGGAACAGTCTGTTCGCTTCGCCCATCTTCTCCAGATCTTCGCGAGACATGCCACGACCTACTTCGTAGGTGCCAGGTGCTGCGTCGTTAAGGAGAGCAGGGTTGTTGCCTTCGGAATCGCCACCAACACCAGCGCCAGTACGTGGGGTGTAGTCGCCCTGGTTAGCATCGTAACCAGCGGTGAATCCAGTATCAGGCTCGTTGAACAGTGCCTCTTCGCCGCCTTGGTTCTCATAGCGGGAACGCATTGCGAAGATAAGTCCAGTAGGACCAGACATTGGTTGGACGCCACAAACGTCATATGCCATTAGGTTAGGCATTGCACGACGGACGAGGCTGATCAGAACGGGATCGAAACCTGCAAGACCTGCAGTGTTAGCGTTGCCCAGTGCTGAACCAGCAGGGGTTACAGTACCAGCGCCGAGGCTGTTAACTGCAACTTCGTTTAGCATTCCACGCTCTTCGCGTAGAAATCTTTCTTGGTTTTCCAGGAGAACAGAGGTAACTGCCTTCTTGTATTTGTCACCAATAGGCGCGGAGCCTTCGTGACCAAGAACAGGTGCCCACTTTTCCTGGAGTGATTCTGCGTTAAACATTTTTACTCCGAGTGTTTTGAAAAGGGATTTATATTATCAGGAATTCCAGCGGTTGATAGCGTTGAGGTAGGCCGCCATCGCTGGGGATACTGCCTCTGACTCTACTGGGGTTTCATCGGTAACTTCTGCTTTAGGAGCAGATTCCGAGGGGAAGTATGACTCGCGGAGGGTCTTAACCTTCTCTGCGAACTTCTCTTCTGTCTCGAACTCTACGCCTTCAACGAGAGAAGCGAGTTTGTCTTTTTGAGTGTCTGCCAATCCTTCCGAAACTACGTTCAGAATTACAGTTTTTGCAGACTCATCAAGACGACCTTGAAGTTTCACGTTTGCCTTAACCTGTTCGTTGAGGCTTTCCTCCATCTTACGAAGATCTTCAGTCAATCCTTCGACGACATCAACTTTGTCGTCAGGGATATTAATGTAATGCTCTTGGAAGAGATTCTTGAGTCCAGCAATGAAATCTTCAGTGATCTCATTACGGATGCCGCGATCAACTGCGACTTGGTTCTCTTCTAACCATGAAGTGATAGCATACTTAACGGTGCCACCAACTTCTTCAGCAAGTTCTGCTTTAACTTCAGCTACTTGCTCATTGAGACGAGTTTCAAACTGCTCTTCGAGTTTCTTCCACTCTTCAGAAAGCTTGGACTTAACTGCTGCCTCAAAAATTGTCGTTGCTTTTGCTTTGAACTCTTCAGAGAGATCGGTTCCTTCGGTGAGTGCTGCAACGTCTGCACTCATGTCAAGGGACTCAAAGGAAGGCTTGATGGGATATGTTACATCAGGACCAGTGCTGGTAGCATATGCTGCGTCAGCACCAACAGTAACAGTCTTGCCCTGATCGCCAGCATCATTGATGTTAGCGGTCTGTGCAGTACCATCGCTCTGTGCGCCTTTAGCGCCAACAGGAGCAGATGCTTTAGCACCAGGATTGTCCTCGCCCTCGTCGTTTCCGTCTGGACGTGGACCACCGTTATCTGTAACTGACTGTTGAGCGCCGTAACCGTTGACTGCATCTGTACCTACAGTAGCCTTACCTTCGCCAGCTCCTGCTTTGGAGTTGACTTCAGTCTTGGACTGGCCTGCAGGTGCAGATCCACCACCACCAGGAATAACGGATGCAGAAACGGTTGGCATAGGATCGCCAGCTTCTACAACCAAACCTGATTCGGTTACAAACTCCTCAAATTTTTCCTTTAACATATCTGACATTTGAGTTTCCCCGTAAATTTCTGATAATTATTCTATGATTATTTATTAATATTAGAGATTTGAGAGGAAGTGCTCAAACACCTGTAGTGTTCTTGCTTCCAGCTCTCTTCTCGATGATTCATTAATGTGTCTTTGGTATTTAGCAACGGTTTTTTCCTGAAGGATTCCGTTGTCCCATACCCATTCCTTACCTTCCATGATGCCGTTTACAAATGCATCAGGGGCGGAAGGATCTGCAACAATATCTGCTGCAGTTGCAAGCATGAAATCGTCCATGACATAGTTAGCATTTTCTTGGCGATCAATACTACCCATACCACGGGAAGAAACTCCTAACTTCACACCTTCTTCAAGCAGGTTCTTCGCAATGCTGCCCATTGGTGTAGCAAGAATCTGTGCCTTACCAATGAAGTTATTGCCTTCTGCTTTTAGAGAAGTGATTCTGTGAGAAACACGATCTAGGTTCACAGTTGGGCCATCAGGATGTCCAAGCTCTCCCAGAGCACGTCCAGTTTTGACATACTCTTCGTTGTAACGAGTGACTTCCTTTTCAAGAACCTTGAAAGGATAGATACGACCGTTACGGTTCTTAAGTTCAGACTGTAGGAAGATACCTTCGATATAAAGGTTCTTCTTACCATCCTTTTCCTCTGTCAGGATCTGGA